AATTTCGCCCAGCGCAGGGCCTGGCTCGCGCCGCAGGCCCTGCCCGAAGGCTACGCGCCCGAATTCGGCTTTGCCTATGCCCTGCCCGACCTGTGCCTCAAGGTGCACGCCGTACGGCACCAGGGCCTTGCGCCGCGCCCCTTTCGCCTGGGCCGCAACGCCGCCGGGGACGCCCCTCTGCTGCTGACGGATTCGGACCGCGCCCTGGCCCTGTACACAGAAGACGTGCAAAACCCCCGCCTGTTCGACGACCTTTTCGCCCACATTCTGGCCCGCAAGCTGGCGGCCCTGGTGGCCGTACCCCTGCTCAAAGATGCGGGCCAGCAGATCGCCGCACTGGAGAAGCTCTATGCCGCCGACCTGCCGCGAGCCCAGGCCGCCGACGCCTCAGAACGCAGGGAGCGCCCTGCGGAAGACCCCTGGCTTCTGGCCCGCTGACATTCTTTAAGGAGCCTCTGCCATGACCATGCCCTTCAGCCCCAGCCGCACCGTTTTCCACGGCAACGGCGTTGCCACCACGTTCCCCTTTGCCTTCAAGGTCTGGAGCGCGGACCAGCTCACCGTCACGGTCACCATGCCAGGCGCCACAGAGCAGACCGAGGAAGACGTCACCGCCCAGTGCAGCATCAGCCTTACCGAAAGCGGCGGCAGCGTCGTCTACCTGCGCGAAGGCAGCCCCTTGCCCGCCGGGGCCGTGCTCTCCATCACCCGCGACATGCCCTTTGTTCAGGAAGTGGACCTGGTTTCCGCCTCCCGCTTCGACCCCCAGGTTATTGAAGACGCCCTGGACCAGGCCGCAGCCGAACGGCAGCAGTTACGCGAGGGCTTGAGCCGCGCTGTCAAGCTGTCGGCCACGAGCGCGACCACGCCGGAGGACATGGTCGAAGATATCTTTGACGCCCGCGACCAGGCGGAACAATCCGCAACCGGCGCGGCCGCTTCTGCTACCGCTGCGGCTGACAGTGCTACAGCCGCAGCCAGTAGCGCGACTACGGCCAGCCAAAAAGCCACCACCGCCGCTGACAGTGCGACTACGGCCAGCCAAAAGGCCGCTGCCGCTGGCAGTAGTGCGACCGCCGCCGCTGACAGTGCAGACCTCGCCAGCCAGAAGGCTACCGCTGCAGCTGACAGTGCTGCAAACGCAGCCACGCAGGCCGACAATGCCGCTGGCAGCGCTACCGCTGCAACTGACAGTGCTACAGCCGCCGCTGGCAGCGCGACCACAGCTACTCAAAAGGCTACAGCCGCAGCCAGTAGTGCGACCGCTGCCGCTGGCAGCGCGACTACGGCCAGCCAAAAGGCCATAGCTGCGGCTGACAGCGCCACCGCCGCCGCTGACAGTGCAGACCTCTCCCGGCGCTGGGCCTCTGAAGATGCAGATGTGCCAGTGCAGTCCGGGGAATACAGCGCCAAACACTACGCGCACAAGGCAAAAGACGCGGTGCCGGATAACCTTGTTTCCAGGGTTGAAGCAGTTGAGGGAAAAACGCAGTCAGCCACCACAAGCACGAGGGGAATCGGCCGTGTTGCGACGGCTGCGGACATGGTAACGGGGGCGACGATTGACAACGGCCCGGCGTTTTTGAGCGTAGGCAGTGTTGTAACCCCCACGCCCACGGCCAACGCCGTGCCGCAGGCTGACGCAAGTGGGAAGCTGGACGATTGGATAACGAAAACGGATACAGTTGCCGCCACTGGCACGGCATTAGCAACGCAAAAATGTGCTTGGGACACAGCCATGCAGGTGGGTACATCACTCCTGTTGTCGACTAAGCCATCCATGCCTGGGGACTGGCAGATAACTGGTGTCGTAATTGGAAAGCCACTTTTTATAGTAATGAACAGGAGTACGCCCACAGGAATTGCAAAGCTAAAGACTATAAGCGGTGCTGACGGTGGACAAGGAGAAACAGGTACATCTGCAACATCTGGCTATGTACTTGGCTATAGTACCGATGGAAAATACGCATCGTCAAACTGCTACATAGTATTTCCAAATAAAGAAACAGTTATTATTCGCGTCATAGAACTCACTGCAGGTGCTAACATACAGCTAAAAGCCTATCAATAAATATGGAATGGTGAAATATGTACGGAATTTTCATAGCATCAAATGGCTTTGTATTGCGCGTAGCGAGCCATGATGACCGAATTGCGTTCCTCAATTCGCAATGGCACGAGCTATCAGATGCAGCGATTTCAGATGCTGGAATGTCGGTGTACGAAAGTTTTGTAGGACCTCACAACACATCAGTTGCAAAATATGGGAGCATTGTATTCATCCCACCGCCCCCGCCCACAGAGGATGAGCTTTTTACACAGCTCCGTGTCGCGCGCGACGCCAAGCTGACCGCCACGGACAAGTACCTGCTGCCGGACTACCCCATCAGCGCCGATGCATTGTCCGCCGTCAAGGCCTACCGCCAGACACTGCGCGACTTGCCTGGCCAGGAGGGTGCGCCGTGGGACGGCGGCGGCGAACTGACGCCCTGGCCGGAACTGCCAGCCGTGCAAGGGGTCTGACCCATGCGCATAGCCCTGCAAAACTTTACCGGCGGCGAAATCTCCCCCACCCTGGGGGCGCGCTACGACCTGACCCGCTACCGCAACTGCGTGGCCTGCATGGAAAACATGCTGCCAGGCCTGCACGGCGACGCGGCCCGGCGCTCCGGCACCCGCTTTGTGGCCGACCTGGGGGAGGAAAATGCCGTGCTCATCCCCTTCAGCTTCAATGAAGAGGCCGGACAGAACTTTGTCCTTATCCTCTCGGGCCACCGCCTGCGCGTAAGCGACGGCACGGCCCTTCTGGATGTGGATGTGGTCACGCCCTATACCGTTGCCGACCTGCTGCGTCTTTCCTACGCGCAAGTGGGCGACGTGGTCTATCTGGCCCATCCGGACTACCCCCTGCAAAAAATCCTGCGCACGGATGCGGAAGGCGGCGGCTACGCCTGGGAGATTGAAGAGGTCGTCCTGAACCAGAGCCTGGACGCCCCAGCCGCGCCCACGGTGAAGTTCAGCGGCACTGCCGGAAGTTACACACTGCGCTACAAGGTGGTGGCCGTGGACGACGACGGCCGCGAATCCTTGCCGTCAGAAGCAGGAGCCGTCACCACGGGTAAACATCCCTCTGACTGGGTGCAGGGCAACAGCGCCACTGTCACTTGGTCGGCCGTGGACGACGCTACGGAATACAACGTTTACCGCGAAGAAGCCGGGTACTACGGCTTTATCGGCGTCACCAAGGCCGCCAGCGCCGAGGGCGGCGAGCTGGCTGGCCTCAAAATGGGCAGTCTGACCTGCGACATCAGTCACTATGCTGGCAGCATTACCCGCACCGTGGTCAACGGCAATGGGCACACCGCCAATGTGGACAGCACCAGCAAGCTCAAAGTGTCCGCATCCACTACGCAGAACGCCTTTATCCTTGATAACAAGGCCTTTGTTCGGGTGACAAAAACAACGAATACCACCACCTGGAGATATCACAACAACTCGAACGGGACAAAAACCTGGCTTTCTTCCTCCTCCACGAGCAAAAGTTATTTTTGGGTCATGCTGCCCTGCGAAGACGGCGACCCCAGTGGCACATACAGCACCTATACCACCGGCCAGCTGGGCAACAAAGCGGCCTACCCCTCCGGCACGGTGGGGGCTTATGCCGTTTCCCCCGTGTTTGCCGCCGGCGCAACCCTGAAATTTATCGATAACAATTACGAAGCCGACACCTCTGATACGCCCAAGGAAGACTGGGACCCCTTTGCCGACGGCAACAACCCCGGCGTCGTGGCCTTTCATCAGCAGCGCATGGCTCTGGGCGGCGGCAAAAAAAGCCCCGGCTACTTTTACATGTCCCGCACCGGGGATTTTGAAAACTTCCGCAAGTCCCGCCCCCTGCAGGACGACGACCCCGTGGAATACATGATTGCCTCCGGCTCCATTGACAGCATCCAGTGGATAGCCAGTTTTGGCGATTTGCTTTTGGGCACCTCCGGCAGCGAATACAAGGCCACGGGCACAGACGGCGTCATCACCCCTTCGGGCGTGAGCATTGTGGCCCAAAGCTACTGGGGCAGCTCCGGCGGGCTTGCGCCGCTCATTATCGGCAACTCCGTCATGCACGTGCAGCGCCACGGTTCGCGGGTACGCGACCTGTTCTATTCGCTGGAAAAAGACGGCTACGCGGGCAACGACCTCTCCATCATGGCCCCGCACCTTTTTGACGGCTACAGCATCTTGCAGTGGGCCTACCAGCAGACCCCAAGTTCTACCATCTGGTGCGTGCGCAACGACGGCACGCTGTTGGCCCTCACCTACATGAAGGAGCACGAAATTTATGGCTGGTCCCGCCACCCCACGGATGGCAAGGTGCGCTCCGTGTCCGTCCTCTCCGGCGAAGATTCGGACGTGCTGCTGTTGGTGGTGGAACGGCAGGTGAACGGCGTCACCCGTCATTTTCTGGAAAAGCTGGAAGCGCCCTTCGGCCAGGATACGGCCATTGAAGAGGCCTTCTTTGTGGATTGCGGCATCACCCAGCGCAGTGAAACAGGCCTGGACGTGGTGACGGGGCTGGACCATCTGGAGGGGCGGGAAGTGTCCGTGCTGGCCGACGGCAGTCCTGTGGAAGGCTGCGTGGTACAGGGCGGGCAAATCAGCCTGCCCTACCCGGCCAAGGTGGTGCACGCTGGCCTGGCCTACACGGCCGCCCTGGCCCCTCTGCCCGTGGAGGCCGACG